AACCATCGCCGCCGAACTCACAACCCAAGCCAGGGCCGCACCCAATGCGAACGAAGATCTTGATCCTGACCGCCGCGCTCGCCTGCGCAGCGAGCATGAGCGCCTGTGCGACGCGCGTCCTGCCGTCTGCCCTCCCGACCCCGCCGCGCAGGGAGATGCCCGAGACCGCTAAGGCGCCGTGCGCTCTCCCGCGATTGCCGGACCTGTCGACCTACGCGGATCTCGAAGCCGCCTACTACGCCAGGGGCGCGGTCATCGTCGCCTGTGATGCGGCCCGGCAGCTCGCCGTCGACTTGCATGCTGCTGAGCATCGGGATGAGGACGCTTGGTTGCGTGAGATCAACATAAGGCGTCATGATCGCTGAATAGTGCATCAGACAGGTTATTGGACGGTCTTCCCCTCTCAGCCTTCAGCCCCGCTTCCCTGGTTGGGACCGGAAGTCTTAGTTGATTCGTCATAAGGGGTCGGCTGCGCTAGATCGAACTCCATCGCTCGACTGCCCAGCTTCATTTTTACCAGCCCTTGAATGCGATGGAATAGGGCATGGACAGTTGGACCGTCGCGTCGGGCACGCTCCTCCAGATCGCCCAACAGCTTATTTAGTCGTGCCATTTCGGGCTCCAGCGTCCTCATCTGAGCTTCGGTGAAGTTGCTCGCGACACGATCCCCGATGACTTCAACCGGAGGACCCATTGCAATCATCTTTGCAGACAGGGCCTTCTTGAGCTCGCCGAACATCCTAGAAGTGTCGACGTAGACGTTGTTGAGCTCTTGAAGGTCCATGAAACCGTCCATGGCCTTGAGATCATGCAGCCGCTTGACGAAGACCAGATCGTCTATCGTCACGTCGATGCGAGGTAGATCGCTCACATACTCCAATGTGTATGCCCAGCGACGTTCAGGGTGACCGTCCAGCGAAGCCCTAGCCATGCCGCTATCGAGCAGTTCGCGGACGCGAAATATCGTCGTGTGTACTCGGTTAAGCTTGAATAGGATGCTTAAGCCCAACGCCTCCTCTGCGTCTGCTCGATCATCGTCAAGCTGTCGCTGCTGGTTGCGAAACTGGTTCTTTTGGAGAGTCATCCCCGTGGCGCCGCCAATGCCAGCGCCAAGGAGGGCGGCAAGAAACGGTGTAGCCTTCGAAAGCCATGATTGAGCTGGAGCCACCACATCGATGAACAATTGCGGCGTCAGAGAAAGGAGTGGCTCCACGGACATAATCCTGCATTTCTCCTGCGCGTAGGTTGGTTGTGCAGACAACCACTTCGTGCGCTTTAAGACAAACGCGGCTGTGTGAACATTCTCGCGCTTGTTGTGCGGTGCGGATCCTACACCTTGACGAACTGCGTTCGGGCTCCCGCGTCATCCATCCTATCCGCATGAGAAAACCACCCAGCCTGCGCGCGGCCCTGGTCGCCGCCCTGGACGCCAAGCACCGCTACAGCGAGCGGCCGGCCGATCTGCACATGGTCATGCAGGACGCGACGCCTGTAGCGGACGGGCGCCCGGGCATGGCCTATGTCTGGCACTACACCCTTGCGATCGGCTTCTTGGACTTCACCGGCTCGCCTGATGAAATCGCCATGCCCATCCTGACCTGGCTCCAGCGCTGGCAGCACGATGTCTTCGCCACGCCGGACAAGCTGAAGAACGCCTTCAGTATGGACGTCGAGTTCATGGCCGACGACATCGTGGATGTCATGGTGCGGCTGAAGCTGAGCGAGGTCGTCACCTTGGTCCCCCGGCCCGGCGGCGGCGCGGATCTGATCAGGCCCGATGAACCCATGCCGTTCGCCCTGATCGAGGGCGTCCCGCTGCACGCCGTCTACCTGGACGACCAGCTGATCCTGCATTGCGACGCCCATCCGGACGCCGGCCGCGATGGCTGATCGCGCGGACGAGCTGCTAAGGCTGAAGGAGATCGCCTCGGCCTTCCTTGAGCAGATGAGCCCCGCCGAGCAGTCCAAGCTGCTTCGCCGGTTCGCCCATGACATCCGCCGCTCGCAGCAACAGCGGATGGCCAGACAGGTCGCCCCCGACGGCTCGCCTTGGCCTGAGCGGAAATCTCGCGAGGGGCAAAAGCCCGCCAGCCGCGCCGTGCGCTTCCTCTACCGCAAGGCCGGCGGCGATGTCCGACTGGCTGATCTGCGCAGCTGGGTCGGCCAGGGAGGGACCATCATCGGCTTCGACCGCGAGGCCGAGGGGGTCCGGACCTTTCGAAAGGACCGCATCGCCCAGCATCTCCCGGCCGCCGGATCAGCAGATCCCGGCGCATTGCCTGACGGCTTACGCGGCGCGAGAGGCGGCGTTCGACGCAAGGCCCAGCGCATGTTCGCAAAACTGCGTGGATCCGCGCACCTGAAAGCCGGGGCTCTCCCGGGCGAGGCCTGGGTCGCCTTCACCAGCCGCGCCAGCCGCATTGCCCGCGTCCACCATTACGGCCTGAAGGACCGCGTCTCGCCAGGCGGACCCGAGACCGACTATCCGCAGCGCGAGCTGCTGGGCTTCAGCCAGGCCGATGACGAACATCTCTTGGCGCGCTTCCTCGATCACGTCGCGGAGGCGACCAAGGCCTAGACCGCCTGTTGTGCGGTGCGGTCCTGACAACAGGCCTGTCTCGCGACCCGCGCCTTCGGGCGGCGACAACGCTCGGCATGAGCAACACGGCCGTCAATCTGTCGGGCCTGCCGATGCCGGCAGTCGTCCAGGTGCTGAGCATCGAGCAGATCATAGCCGACGCCAAGGCCGAACTGATCGTCCTTGATCCGGCTCTCGCCCCGTTTCTTCAGCTTGAGAGCGACCCCCTGGTCAAACTGATCCAGGTCTTTGCCATGCGCGAGTTCGCCATGCGCCAGCGGGTGAACGACGCCTCCCGCGCCAATATGCTCGCCTATGCCGTCGGCTCCGATCTGGACCATCGCGGCGCGGATTGGGGCCTCGCACGCCTTGTCCTCGTGCCGGCGAACGGACAGACCGGCGCGGCCGCCGTCATGGAATCCGACGACGACTTCCGCGACAGGATCCTCCTGGCGCCCGAGGCCCTGTCCGTCGCTGGTCCGGAAGGCGCCTATCGCTCGCTGGCGCGCAACGCCAGTGGCGACGTCCTCGACGCCAGCTGCACCAGCCCCTCGCCGGGCCAGGTGGTGGTCACCGTCCTTGCTCGATCCGATGGCGGCGTTCCCGGCGCGCCGCTGCTCGCCCTGGTCAACGCCGCCGTCTCGGCCGACGACAAGCGGCCTCTAACCGATCATGTGGTCGTCGCGGCGGCGGAAGTCCTGACCTACGCCGTCCAGGCCGAGATCACGACCTTCCCTGGTCCCGATGCGGAGGTGGTCCGATCGGAGGCGGTCGGCCGGCTGCAGAAATATGTCTCGGACAGCTTCCGCCTGGGCCGCGACGTGACGTTGGCCAAGATCTACGCCGCCCTCGCCGGCGAGGGCGTTCAGGACGTCCACCTGATCACGCCGACCTCCAACATCATCACGACCCAGCTTCAGGCGGCGCGCTGCACAGGCGTCCAGGTCACCCATTCCGGGACTGACACCTGATGGTCCGCGACGAGCTCTGCCTGCTGCCTCCCAACGCCACAAGCGTTGAGCTGGCGCTTGAGGCGCTGACGCGCCGCATCGACGCCGTTCCGGTCCCGCTGCGCGCCCTGCGCCTGGCTGATGAATGCCCGCCCGAGATCCTGCCTTGGTTGGCCTATGAACGGGCGGTCGGATCGTGGAACTCGAACTGGCCTCTGGCGGTGAAGCGCAATGTGGTGGCCCAGGCGATCAACGTCGCTCGCATGCGGGGCACGGCGGAATCGGTGCGCCAGGTCGTCCAGGCCTTCGGCGGTCAGATCGCGCTTCGGGAATGGTGGCAGCAGGATCCGCCCGGCGAGCCCCACACCTTCCAACTGATCCTGTCTCTGACGGGTCAGGACGGCGAGGCTGCCAGCGCCGACTTCGTGGACGAGGTCATCGCCGCCGTCGACCGCACCAAGCCGGTCCGCTCCCGCTTCACCTTCACCCAGGGCCTGAAGGCCGAGGCGGGTCTCGGCGTCGTCGCCGGCGCGCGCCCCGCCCACTACCGCCGCCTGCAGCTTGAGGAGGCCGCCTGACATGGCCGGACTACAAATCACCATCACCGACGCCGGCCGCGCCGCCCTGCCCAATGGGCCGAACACGGGCACATCGGCCGTCACGATCTCTCACGTGGGGGTAAGCCCGATCCATACGCCGGGCTCGCTGAAGGGCATGACGGCGCTCCCCGGCGAGGTGAAGCGCGTCACCACCTTTGGCGGAGACATCGTCGCGGACGACGTGATCCACGTCACCATCAATGACGAGACCACGGCCATCTATTCGGTGCGGTCGTTCGGGCTCTACCTGTCCACGGGCGTCCTGTTCGCGGTCTTCAGCTCGCCGGACGTGGTGGTTGAGAAGAGCGCCGGCGCCATGGTGCTGCTGTCGGCCGACATCACCTTCAAGACCCTGGACACCGCCGTCATCGAGTTCGGCGGGACAGGCTTCATCAATCCGCCGGCGACGACCGAGCGCTTGGGCGTCGTGGAACTGGCGACCTGGGAGGAATCGGCCGCCGGCACCCGTGCTGACGTCGTCGTCACGCCCTTCGGCCTGCTGAAGACGCTGCAGTCCTGGGCGACGAACTTCGCCGCTGCGATCCACCGCCATCCCATGACGGCGATCGACGGCCTGCCCGAGGCGCTCGCGAGCAAGTCGGCGGTCGGTCACAAGCATGACGCCTCCGACACTACGAGCGGCGTGTTCGACGTCGGCCGGATTCCGGCGCTGGGCATGGAGAAGATCACGGGCCTAGCTGTCGCCTTGGCGAACAGGGCGGCGTTGATCCATGGCCACGTCATGTCCGACATTGATGGCCTGGTTCAGGCGCTGAACGGAAAGTCGGCGATCGGTCACAAACACGACGCCTCAGACACCAACAGCGGCGTGTTCGACGTCGGTCGGATCCCGGCGCTGGCAATGGAGAAGATCACCGGGCTTGCTTCCGCCCTTGCCGCCAAGGCGAGCCTTGGGGCCGTCGTCCGCTTCATGACCGTGGAGTTCGGAACGGGCAATGGCATCATCTATGGATCTGAAGACCGCGTCGTCGCCCGAGCCGGTCCTGCGGGCGGCGAGAAGTATTTCGGCTTCAACGCGGACGGCAGCTTCGAAGCCTACAACGGTTACGTGTTCTGTCAGAGCGGCCGGGTATGGGACCCAGGCAACTTCACGCCTTCAACAAAGGCGACGCTGGGCGACACCGTTACTTTCGCGGATGTTCGAGCCTTCCGAGCCAACGGCACCGGCGTCGTCTATCTCGGCGACCTGTCGCATTACGTCTTCTTCGACGGCGCCAACTACAACATGCCGGGCGCCCCACTAATCGTGAACGGCGGCGTCGTCTGGACGTCTGCGACCTTCAATCCGAACCTTAAAGCGAATGCGGCCACGCCGTCATTCACGGGGACGTCTTACTTCGGGACGGAGAAGCGCGGTCAGATCTGGCTCATGGGTGGCGACGATCGCCCAGGGGTGCTCGAGTTCCGGGTCGATGGCGTTCGATATGGCTTCATCGGCTATGGCGATGGGCCGAACGGCAACATGTACTTCGGCACTGATGACAATCGGACTTGGATTTTCACCAAGCGGCCGAGCTTCAACGGCGCTACGCCTTGGGACGCAGCCAACCTGGCCTTTGCCTCTGGCGGCGAAGTGGTCGCCGGCACTGAACACGCCAAGATGATCTCGCCCGCCGGTCTTTTCGCTTTTGCGAAATCGCTGGGCAATCCAGCCTATGCCGTCATCCCCGGCACCGGCCTGATGGTCCAGTGCGGCGTGATGACCGGGAACTTTGCCGAAGGCCAGGCCCATGCTGCCTTGCCCGTCGCCTTTGGCGGCGGCTGCATCGCGGCGGTTGCAGTGCCGCAAAACCCCGGCAGCAACCTGGCCTCCAACTACTTCATGCAGGTCGTGTCCAAGAACCTAGACCGTATCGTCTTCTACGCCAACCGATCCGACTCTTCGTCGGGCAACATCAACGGCTTTGAATGGATCGCTATCGGTCGCGTCAGCGGTAATCCCGACCCGGTTTACAGCAGCGGCGGCGGCGGCGGCGGTGGCGGCGGACAGATCGACCCGTATGCCTGACCTAAAGACCAAGAGAGCAGCATGACCATCTTCT